ATGGTAGTCTGGTCAATGTTAAATTTTCTACTTATGATTGGAACTACAACAATAAGCAAGGCAAAGCATCTTTTCTTCTTGCTGTTCAGGTAGTTGACTTAGTTCCCTACGGGGGTGGTTCAGAATTTGAACCTGTTAAAGATGGCTTTGTAGTTGGTGGTGGTAGTGAGGCTGTTCAAGAAGCTCCTTTCTAGAACAGATCACAATAAGGGGTTGCCTCTCTGGGTAAAATGCGGCAACTAAGTTAGTAGTGCGGGAGGGAGACTAACACTTTTAAGGAAATAACTATGTCAAAACATGCTTTGATTACAGGACTTACTGGACAAGATGGTTCTTATCTAGCTGAATTACTCCTATCAAAAAACTATCACGTTCATGGTTTGGTCAGGCGTAGCTCAACACCTAACACAAAAAATATAGAACATATTATAGACAACCCTAACATCTCCATACATGTAGGAGACATGACTGATAGCGCTGGTTTAACTAAGATAGTAAACAACATCAAGCCTGATGAAGTCTATAACCTAGCTGCACAAAGCCATGTTAAAATATCTTTTGATACACCTGTATGTACGGGAGACATAAACGCTCTTGGTTCAATGCGTTTGCTTGAGGCATGTAGGAATATAAAAGATTGTCCTCAACCAAAGTTTTATCAAGCTTCATCCAGCGAGTTGTTTGGAAAGATACAGGAACCAATTCAAAATGAAACAACTCCGATGTATCCTCGCTCACCATATGGCGTAGCAAAACACTACGCTTACTGGGCAGTAAAGAATTATCGAGAAGCCTATAACATGTTTGCTTGTAATGGCATCCTGTTCAACCATGAAAGTCCTAGACGGGGAGAGGAGTTTGTCACTAGAAAAGTAACTAAGTATGTGGCTAACTGGCATCCAAATTCTAAGCCACTTGAGTTAGGAAATCTTTCTAGTCTGCGAGATTGGGGACATGCCAAAGATTATGTTAAGGGCATGTGGCTTATGCTGCAAGCGTCAGAGGCTGATGACTATGTGTTAGCTACAGGTAAGAAGAACAGTGTACGCGAACTGGTAGAAAGTTGTTTCTTGATAGCCTGTAACAGGACTATTGTCTGGGAAGGGGAAGGACTTGACGAGAAGGGATATGTTTTCTTCACTGACGTATACGACAAACCTCAAAAAAATTTAGTGGTTGTAGTTAATCCTGATTTTTATAGGCCGTCTGAAGTAGATGTTCTATGTGGAGATTCCACCAAGGCTAAGACAAAATTAAAATGGACATGTGATTATAATTTTATATCTCTAATAAAAGAGATGTTACTAGCAGATAAACCAGAAAAAGATTGGTTTACAAACGGAGGTGAATTACCTGATGGTTACTGAAATTAACTGGCCTTTAGCCCATGACACTTGGGACAATAAAGAACGAGATGCAATGCATGAAGTTATTGCTTCTGGTAGATTTACTTTCGGAGAAAAAGTAAAAAAGTTTGAGGATGAATTTTGTGAGTACTTTGGATTTCCTTACGCTGTTCAAGTTAACAGTGGTGGTAGCGCCAACCTTTTAATGGTGGCTGCTGCTGTCGAAAGAGGATGGATATCCAAGGGAGATAAAGTTATTGTACCTGCTGTTGGTTGGAGTACATCTTACTTCCCATTTATTCAGTACGGCATTGATTTAATTTTCGTAGATGTTGATGAAGATACTTGGAATATTAATGTAGATCAAATTGAAGACAACATAAAGGATGGTGTTCGAGGTATTCTAGCCATCAATATTTTAGGTAACCCTTGTGACTTTGAAACACTTAACTCTCTATGTAATAAATATGATTTACTATTATTTGAAGACAACTGTGAGTCTATGGGTGCAAAACAAGGAGACACTTACTGTGGTGGGTTTGGTGATATAGGTACGTTCAGTACGTTCTTCAGTCACCACATACAAACTATGGAAGGTGGCATGGTTGTCTGTAATGATCCTGAGACATATAACAAGCTACTAAGTCTTAGGTCACATGGGTGGACAAGAGGTACAAAATACTACACAAACAATCCTTTTGAGTTTGTCACTCTAGGATACAACGTGCGGCCAGGAGAATTGAATGGTGCTTTAGGTTCTGTCCAGTTAAAAAAGCTAGAGGATATGAACAACCAAAGAATTAAAAACGCAGATACATTTATAAAATATTTTGATAACAAAGATTATTGTAGAATACAAAAGGTAAAGGATAATAGTCTCTCCTCATGGTTTGGTTTTGGTCTTGTCTTTGATCGTAACTCGTTTAGACAAAGAACAAAACAAATTTTAGAAGAGTATTCTATTGATAGTAGACCTATATGCACTGGTAATTTTTTCAATCAACCTGTATGTAAAAAATATTATAATAACATTGGGAGAGGGGCATCACTGGTCGAAGCACGTAAACTTGATGACAATGGTTTGTTCTTAGGAAACAACCCTATGGATTTAGAGCCAGCTATAAAAAGACTTAGTAAAATTTTAGACTATGAATTTAGTGAGAAAAATATTTTAAATTCAGGATCATACTAAATGGCAAAAACTATAGATACTATTGTTGAAGATATCTACAACATCTTTGAATGTGATGAGGAAGTAAAGGTAAACAAAAAAGATTTAGATGAATTAGCAAAAGGTATAGTGGACGCTGTCACTGGCTCCATTAAAGAGAGAGAAAGATCAAGAGGTAATTTAAGGCTGTCTCTTATCGGTCATCCTGACAGAAAGATTTGGTACACTGTTAGAGATGGCGACAAGATGGGTAAGGAAAAGTTAAAGGGACAGGACAAAATAAAGTTCTTGTATGGTCATATCCTAGAGTGCCTTCTTGTCTTTCTCTCTCGTACTGCCGGTCATACAGTTACTGATGAACAGAAGACTGTTACTGTTAATGGTGTGGTCGGTCATCAAGATGCCATAGTTGATGATGTTCTTGTTGACTTCAAGAGTGCATCAAGTTATGCGTTTAAGAAATTTAAAGAAAATACAATTCATTCGGATGATCCGTTTGGTTACATAGCACAAATATCTGCTTATGCTAAAGCAAACAACCTAGATAAAGCTGGCTTCATAGCAATAGACAAATCATCAGGTGAGATTTGTTATTGTCCTGTACATTCAATGGAGATGATAAATGCAGAAGAAAGGATTGAGTCTCTTAAACAGACTGTTAAATCTGATGTTGCTCCCCCTCGCTGTTATAGCGATATTCCTGATGGTAAGTCTGGGAACCATAAGCTTCATATTGGCTGTGTTTATTGTTCTTATAAGCATGTTTGTTGGGCTGATGCTAACGGTGGTCAAGGACTTAAAAAATTCAATTACTCTACTGGTCCGAGGTACTTGACTAGGATAGGGCGTATGCCTGATGTAGAGGAAATACATGACAAGATTTAGATCAAAGTCTGAAAAGAAAGCAAATGATTTTTTAAAGGATAAAAAGGTTTCGTTTAAATTTGAACCTTACTATGTTAAATATATGTGGATTGAAAACAAAAAGTATCTACCTGATTTTGTCCTAGACAATGGAATTATTTTAGAAGTTAAAGGTAGGTTTACTTTAGATGACAGAAAGAAACATCTCTTTCTTAGAGAGAGTAATCCAGATTTGGATGTTAGATTTGTATTCGACAACCCTAATACTAAACTTTACAAAGGGGCTAAATCAACCTATGCTAACTGGTGTAGCAAGCAGGGGTTTTTATTTTGCAAACTATCTGATGGTATTCCTGAAGGGTGGATAAGTGGAAAAAAAAGAAACAAAAATTCTTCTAGAAATAGAAGAGATAATAAAAAAAAGAAAGGCTGATCCAGAACAGCTTCTGTTTATGAGTGTTATATTGCAAGCCATGCTTGATGCCACTAAACCAGTAACACCAAAAGAATCAGATGAAGCCATAGCAGCTAGAGAAACATCCATGTCTTGGTTCTTCTGCTCTGTGGGGGTGACTGCGGATGACTTTATGACTGTCTGTGATATAGCGGATGTTGATCCTGATTATGTACGATCATTCGCCCATAAAGTTATACGGTCAAAAGAAATTGATTTTGTGAGGAAAAGAATAAACACTGTCTTAACTTTTAATTAGGAAAAGACCCATGTACCAGTTTGATGAAGAACATTATTTAGAAGAGATACATAACTACATTGATGAGACTTACAGTCAACACTATGCTCAAGGTAAATATCAAGCCACAGATGTAATTTTAGATGCGGGATACGGTGAAGGTTTCTGCATAGGTAACATACTGAAATACTGTAAGAGGTATGGAAAAAAAGCAGGTAGGAATAGAAAAGATTTGTTAAAGGTAATTCACTATGCAATAATTATGCTCCACATCCATGACCAAAAAGAGGAAGGAAGCTAATCTATGACACAGTTTCGCTCGAATGAAAATCCTATGTTCCGTTCTAAATTCAGTGAAGATATTTTCAAACATAAATACGCACATACGGGTTGTGAAACTTGGTCAAGTTTAGCAGCGGTTCTTGTCGAAGATGTTTGCCAAGAACATATGAGCAAAGAAGACAAAGATGATCTTGCTAACTACATTACAGATTTAAAATTTATTCCTGGTGGCAGATACCTGTATTATGCTGGCCGTCCTAACAAGTTCTTTAATAACTGTTATCTGTTAAAGGCAGAAGAAGACACAAGAGAAGACTGGGCAGATGTTTCTTGGAAGTCTGAATCGTGCCTTATGACAGGTGGTGGCATAGGTATAGACTACTCTGTGTACAGGGAAGAGGGACGCATCCTGGCTGGTACAGGTGGCTTGTCTTCTGGACCTATACCTAAGATGCAGATGATCAACGAGATTGGCCGTAGGGTTATGCAGGGCGGCAGCAGAAGGTCTGCTATTTATGCTAGTCTTAACTGGCAACATAAAGACATAGATAAATTTCTTGAGTGTAAAAACTGGCATGAAATGCCTGTAGGTAATACAGGGTTTACTATTGCACAAGTAAAGGAACAGGATTTTAATTTTATTGCGCCTCTTGATATGACTAACATTAGTGTAAACTACGACACTGATTGGTTGTTGAATTACTGGCGCACGGGAGAAGTTGGGGAAGTCTTTCAGAAGAATGTCAGACAGGCTTTGAGTACGGCAGAACCTGGATTTAGTTTTAACTTCTTTGATAAAGAAAAAGAGACATTGCGTAACGCTTGCACTGAAGTGTGTAGCGAGGACGACTCGGACGTATGTAATTTAGGTTCGTTAAATCTTGGCCGCATTGAAAGCATAAAAGAACTTAGTGACATAGTAGAACTTGCTACGAAGTTTCTTTTGTGTGGCACACTGAGAGCAAAACTTCCATATCAGAAAGTATACGATGTAAGAGAGAAAAATCGTAGGCTTGGTCTTGGTTTGATGGGTATACATGAGTGGCTAATTAAACGTAATTTTAAGTACGAAGTTACTGATGAACTACATCAATGGCTATCTGTGTATAAAGGCATAAGTGATTCTGTATCTCATAAATTTTCTGAAGAACTTAGCATAAGTCGGCCAGTAGCTAACCGCGCTATCGCACCTACAGGATCAATTGGTATTCTTGCAGGGACAAGCACTGGCGTAGAACCAATATTTGCTGTGGCTTACAAGCGTAGGTATTTAAAAGGTGGAACTAGGTGGCACTATCAGTATGTGGTAGACAGTGCGGCTCAAGAACTTATTAATATCTACGGTGCTAACCCAGACAAAATTGAATCTGCTCTTGATCTTGCTGACGACTATAAGCGTAGGATAAAGTTCCAGGCTGACGTTCAAGACTATGTGGACATGTCTATTTCTTCTACAATTAACTTACCATCTTGGGGTAGTAAGACTAACAACGAAGATACTGTAGAAGAATTTACAAATACTCTTGCATCATATGCTCATAGATTAAGAGGCTTCACTGTATATCCTGACTCATGCCGTGGAGGACAACCTCTAACAAACGTACCTTACTCTGAAGCTGTAGATAAACTAGGAGAGGAGTTTGAAGAGGGTGTAGAGGCACATGATATCTGCGACATTACAGGTCATGGGGGTAGTTGTGGGGTATAGATGTTAACTCACTATTGTTTCAAAGAAGTTCTTCCGAAAGAATTTTGTGACGGCTTTCTTAATGTTGCACGGGAACTAGATTCCAAAGAGGCAGAAG